GTTGCCATTGACCGTGGCGCTGCGGCTTTTTCCCAAGTAGAACGACGGGCCGTTGGCATTGGCAGAGTTTCTGACCATCTGACCAGAAGAATTGTTGCCAGCCGTTCCTTCAACTTGGAAGGAGTTGGTGACAGACCCCAGCACATTAGTTCGTGCGGTCGTTGTGTTGACAAGGCCAATGCTCATGTCAACCGTGCGGCCCGAGGTCAAATTGGTGACACTGACTTGTTTGGTTGTGCTGCTTTGAACAATTGGCAGAACCTCGGTGCCTGCAAGCGGAGTTGTTGACGAGGGGAGTGCGGAAATTTTTAGATCAGCCATGATTTATTCCTTTTGAAAATTTATAGCGCAGCGATGATGAATGCCAACAGTTCTTCGTAGCGAATGCCGTACCGACTACCGGCAGGCTTTACTTCTGTCCCGTCTGCATTAACTTCGGCTTCCCACTCGTCATAGCACAGCAGTGCGTAGCTGTTTGCATCAAGCCCTTCGGCAGCAAAAGCCGCAACAACTTCCTGAGCAATCACGCCAATGTGAATACGGGCAGCATCGCGTTTGCTTTTAACAGCACCCTTGAATCGGTACTTTTTGACCAACCCTTTGAGCGCCACGGCAACCCGCAACTCAGCCGCATCCAAAGCAGCAACGTCTTGCTTCTCGCGCTCATCAGAAGTGTTAATGGTGCCAGACGCAGCAAACACTTCAGACCATCGGTTACTAGCCCCACCAAGAGGCTGCGTTCCGTCTGCTGCTGGCAAAAAGCTACCAGCGTTAAGCATTCGGAACCGCTCTACGTTGTTGGCAACGATAGAGCAGTAAATTTGACTTGCGGGAATTATCCAATCCCAAGTGTTAAAACCTACCTGTTGCAGCCGAATGCCGGCTTCAGTTCCATTTGCCGATATTGCGTCTATGTTCTTGACATTGACGTAATTTGTTCCTGCGCCAGCGTTGTTTTTGCCTGCCACCACGCCGCCATCAGCTTGGACTTGGCCGTAGTTGTACGATTTGGACGCCGAGTCGTTATACCAAGCAAAATTTAGCGTTGTCACTCCGCTAAACGGCGGGCCGTATGTCCTAGGTATAAACACGCCGTAGCAGTTTGTGACCGCGCCAGTGCCGGTGATTACGGGTGCTTGAAGGATAAGCCCGTAATAATTTGTCAGCGTTCCAGACGAAATTGAAAGACCGCAAACAAACGGGAAATAATCGTCAATTACACCAGAACCAGAAAACACTGGCCCGGCTTGAAAAGCTGCATAGTGACCGTAGTTATAGCTTCCAGTTAACGTAATTCGTCCATCAAAGCTGTTGTAGCTTATGCCGCCAAGACGATTTACGTTGCTTGAGTCACTAAAGCAGTGACCGCTACCACTTGCGGAGTTATCAACATCACGCGCCACAATAACTTGCGGATCGCTTGAGTTTGTAGTTGTCAAATTGCCCACACGCAATATGCCAAGATACTGATCTGTTGCGTAAGTAGTGGTAGTTGCGCCGCGCAGGTATGTACCCTTAGGAACCAGCACCAATTTTCCGGTCGCAATGGCGTTTGTAAACGCTGTGGCGCTGTTGGTTACACCAGTTGGGTCTGCGCCAAAATCAAGTACCGACGCAATTTCGCGCATCTTGCTCTGCGAAGTTCTCGCCGACGCACCAGTGCCGGATTGAATAAACCCAACAAGCGAAGACCCGGAAGACGCAGCTAAATCGTCAACAACTTCCCCAAATGCAGCCTGTACGTCGGTTGCCGCAATCCACCCGTAGGGGGTTAATTCGACCTGCGCTGCTGCCACCTGATCAACCACATCCAACACGGACTGCGCAGTCACCCGCAACTCGATCCGTGACCCCGCAGCAAAACTCTGCGCCGTAGTGCCCTCCTGTGCCCGTACCACAGTCATAGAGTCGCCTGACCGGGCAGTGACTTTGATGATCTCCAGCGTACCGCCCGTGCTTTCAAACGTAGCGTAGAAGTAGTCGGACGCCCCGAGAGACGGGAAGTTCGCGCCGTTGCCGGTCGTTAGGACAATGCCGGTGTCCGAAGCGTTGATCGCGGTTGCCAGCGTGCCAGAGGCGTTGTTCTTGAGTTGGATTCCCATAGTCACTCCAGCAGGATGTACGAGCCGTCTTCTTGCAGCAGATTATCGCCGTTCTCTTGCAACAAGTTGTTGAGAGCGGCAGAAGTTTGCCGCCGCAATCTGCGCATGAGGAGGACGATGTTCAGCATATCAACCCCGCAGCACCACGGTCACGTCTACGGCGTTGGCCGCGCCACCAGAAATGACGGGCCGCAGGTACATGGCTGACGTGGTGAACTCAAAGAGGGCGTTGGCTGTGGCGCTGATCGTGGTACCGGCCAAGTCCTTCATATCGAAATAAGTTGTGCCGTCGTTAGACACTTGCAACCCAACGGTTGCGCCGCCGAAGGTACCACCGAACTGCACCGCACCCGCGACAGCGGCCTGCGCGGCAACCGGGAACGCCGTGATGGTGTCGCCGGTCACGATGTCAGCCCACGTCACACGTGGCACCTTGGCCGCTTGCGCGGTTACGAAGTCAAAAGCAGGAGATACGGTAGCCATGTTTTATCCTTTCAGAGAAGCAGGTAGTCGTCGGCATCGTCGATGATCGCCCGGATAGTCGCCGCCGTGATCCGATGCTCGAACCGGCTATTTGCTGGGAACGGGATCGCCATCGTGCCCTCTTGAGCACGAGTCATCGTCATCACATCATCGGTGCGGGCCGTGACTTTGACGATTTCAAAGTTCCCGCTGACATCGACCAAGGTGGCATAGAAATAGTCGGTCGCCCCAAGAATTGGGAACAGCGCACCCTTTCCTGTCGTGACAGTCAAAGTAGTCTGCGTGCTGCTCACAGCAAGCGGGACAAGGGCGACAGCGTTGTTGGCAAGTTGGATCGGCATGTCAGGCTCCGAAGGGTTGCATCCGTGCCCGCATCATGCCGCGCACATTACCGAGATTGGCCCGAGCACGGCGCTCGCTGGACTGGAAGGCAAACTGTTTGGCGTGATACGCCGCGAGTTCACGATCAGTCCAGTGCGCGTTGGGAAGCACCAGAAGATGTTGTAACGCCCCATGCAGGATGACCTCCTCCAACTCGTCGAAGATCACCTCATCCATCGCCGTTGCGTTCTTCTTGGGCTTGAGCGCCAAGAACATGCGCGTCCGGTAGACCTTTGCGTTGTCGGGTAGTGGGAGGACAACGTACTTGTCCGGCGTGATCTGCGTGATGGACTGCGGCGTGCTGGCGTCAGCGATGATTTCCGTAGGTACGGTGTAGGCACTCTGATCGTTGAACTCAGCCTCGTTGTACTCGGGGGCGTTGAACGTGCCAGAAGGCGGCGTCAGACTCCATGCCACGGCAGGAGCCTGCCCACTGTAGAGGTCGGCCCACTGCGGGTATAACTCGATGGCTTTTTCCATCGTCAGACGCTCAAGAGGGCGGTCGTTCACAACCGCCTCGAACATCACATGCACGTCAGTGTTGACCGGCTTGTTGTACGGGTATTCACTGACACCGGGCAACAAGTTGAATAACGGCACCTGATACCGCCAGAACAACGTGCGCTCACACGCTCTTATCGCAGCATCGCGGATGTAGTTCAGCATGGTCGGGGTCGGACACCCCGGCACGCTTGGGTTGATCTTGGGTATCAGAGACGCAAAGGTACGGTCTGCCATCAGATCACCTGTCTCGGGTCAAGCCCGCCTTCCTCTGTGTCTGTGACAACACGCGCTTGTAGCCCCACACCAAGACCCTGCGTAAACGCATCTTGGAACAACTTGGCCCGCCCTGAGTTCACATGCTCGTTGTCAATGGACTCGGCCAAGTAGACGGTGCCCTCGACAACTGAGGTGAGGTACGCATCGGACAGCAGGGCGATAGTGTCATTGAGCGCGTAGGTCGCAGGAGACTGCGCGTACTCCCCAACAAGCGTAACCCCGGCGGTCGGGCGCGGGTACACGAAGAACTTATTGGCGTTACGCACATGCCGCATGAAGTTCACAGGAACACCTGCGGCTTCGTTGACCCAATTGGGATACATGCGGTCGAGCGTCTCTTTCGATACCTCGGTCACCGCATCACCGTTCTTGATTTGAAAAATCTGCATCAGCCGCACTGAGTCGGTCGGGCAACTTTGCAGTACCGTGTTCGCCACGGTCGTGAAGTCCCCGATCACAGCAAACAGATCGGGACGAAGCACCACCATTTTCTTCAGGGTCTGATTGACGAACCCCAGCAACACCGTATCGCTGTAGCGGTACGGAGTCTTGGTGTCTTGGATCAGACGCCTTACTTCGGTGATGGCTTCGTTCGGTGTCATTTACGGCAGTCCTCGGGAGGCTTCTTCAGCCAACTCAGGAGAAGTATACGGCGGAGCTTCAGGAATGTCAGCAGTTGAAAGGTCAAGCGCACCTTTCTTTTTCCGTCCCGCAGGCTTCGCGGTTTCTACGACACGCTGCGCCGCAGCCGGGGGAATGAACCGCTCAGGGTATGCAATCTCCTCCGGTACAACCTCGCACTCCGGGTTCTTCGCCAGAATCTCGTTGTATTCGTAGATGAAGCCGTCCTTGCGGACTCGGATGTACATCTTGCTCATTTGTTCAACTTCTTCAGTGTTTGGGCCAGCCTTGCGCGTTGGCCCATTTTCCCCGGCTTTTTAGCTGCCGCAGCCAGTTTCGCGGCGGGGATCGTCTCCCCCTTCTTCACACCCATTGCCGCACGCAGAGCGCCGGGTTTTTTGATCGCACCTGCGATCCAGTTCTTGGTTGCCATTATCGGTACCTCGCGGTTTTCTGAGCGATGCTCTTGGGTTGCTTGACAAACTGTTTGCCAGCAGCTTTGCCTGCACGCTTGGCACGGGACGTAGCAGCGTATTCAGCCGGGGTCAATGCCTTGATAGCCTTCTCAGGCAGATACCGCTCTCCGGTCTTGCTGGACGGCTTGCCAGACTTGGTGCGCCACTTCTGGTCGCCCCAGTCCTTGAGAGATTGCTGGGGGGCTTTCAATCTCGGTACCCCCCACCTGCTGCTTTGTACTTCTTGGCAACAAGCTGCGCTTTGCGTGCGCTCCATTGCCCAGCGCCAGTGCCCTGCACAGCAGCGGCTTTGACCTGAGCCACGATCCGCTTGCGCAGTTCGGGCTTGGTGTAGTTGCCAGCAGCGTTTACAGTGGACTTAGGTTTGGTAGCCATGTCAGCACTTCCAAGCCCGCAGGCTCTTGTTGATCCGGCTGTTGGGATCGTTGGCCGTCTTCGCCGAAGTGAGCTTCTTCTTCATCCCCTCCATCCGGGCACAGAACGAATCGCGGCGTGATCCACCTTCAGGTTGTGGAGGCTTGAGTCCGGGTTTACCCGGATTGGCTTTGTTGTACGAGGCACGCCCCTTGGCGTTCAAACCGCCCTTGGGGTCTTTGCCTTCCTTGCGCTGCCATGCGGGTGTCTTTGCCATTACGCGATCCTTTCAGCGGAAATGATTGCGGACGGAATTGCAGGGATAGCCGGAGGGCCGGTCACTGCTGCCGTGTGATCAATCGTAACTGCCACGTTCTCAGGAAGCCAATATAGCTGGACATACTGTCCTGCGGTCACAGTGACGTAGAACACGATTTGGAAGAACGCATTGCCGCCGTCACCAGCTTTTGGCACGGTGATCTTCGTAGCTGATCGTGCGATATTTGTGCCGTTCAGCGCAAACCAGACTGTTATGTCGTGGTCATTAGTGTCCGAGTTGGTTAATTGTAGGTTCGGCATCACGGCGTATGTGCCCGCCGCAGCGAACGTCAAGCGCGTGAGATTAGTGCCGTCCGTCACCATCGTGATGCCCGCACCAGCGACTTCAGTCGTACCGAACTTCACGGCGGCTGGAACAGTCGTGCTGCCCGTCTGGTCGGTGATATCAGAGAATGCGGCATAAGCCAGATTCGTGATAGTGTTGAACGGCACCTTGCCACTGAGTACGTCGATGTTGGTGACGTTCACCTCACCCGTACCCTTGGGCGTGATGTTGATGTCGATGTTGGTGTCAGTGCCATCAGCGGATAACGTGCTGCCAGTCAGTGTGACGCCAGCCGCTGCGGCGCTTGTTGCAAACGAGGTCGATTCAATCGAAGTAATACCCGAGAACGATCCAGTGAACGTGACGCCCGACACAGTGCCGCCTGTGATGGCAACAGCACCCGAGTTCTGGGTCGCCATCGTGCCGAGGCCCAGCGCCGTGCGGGCGTTGCTGGCGCTGTTGAAAGCAATGTTGGAGCCGAGCGTGAGGTTGCCGCTGGTGGCCTGAACCGTATTGCCATCCAACTGGATGTTGTCAACCGAGACAGACCCGGTGCCGACTTTCAGGGCCGTCGCCACTCCGGTGCCGCTATAGACTGTCTTCTCGCTCGCAGTCGGGCCATCGTCAACGTGCAACAGTTGATCGTAAGTACTGGCAATGGTGGAGCCGGTAAGGTTGATTGGCATGTCAAGCCCTCTGAATCATCACTTCGATGGTGGTACCCACAGGCGGGGCTTCGGAGAACGTCAACGTCGTGCCGCTCACACTGTAAGTGTTCTTCTGCTGGTAGACCCCGCTGACGTACACCTGCGTGTTGTTCTCAGTACCGGGATCGTAGGACAACGTGAAAGCAACTGTGCTGCCGTTGCCGCTGAAATTCTGGACGCGCTGATACGCAGCTTGCGCAATGGTCAACTGCTGAAGCGTGATAGCCTTTGTCTCATTCGCGGTCGCATCGAAGATGACGAGCTTGTCGTCCGTCGCAGACTGTGCGCCGGTCAATACGGTCAATGCGGGAATGCGCTTGGCTGTCATCCTGATCTCCTAGAAACAGGGGGCACGAAGCCCCCTGTCAGTTTACACCGCTGCGCTGAACGGAGTAGCCTCAGCACCTGTTGCGATAAGGTTGCCCTGAATCGCGTACAGATTGGTTGCGATATCAACCAACGTGACAAGACCTCCAGCCAATCCGCCAGTCGTGCTACCGTTCATCGTGACCGTATCGCTGGCAGCGACAGTACTGAACTCAGTACCCGTACCAGCAGCTTGATCAGTCAGATACAACGAACCCGACATGACATCGGTGTTGTCGGCAACCTGAATCTTGTAGCTATTGCTCGTTACAAGAGTGCCCACTGCGAAGCGGAACACAGCACCAGACCCAGTAGCAGCGGGCAGCGTTGCAACCACGCCAGCGGCGCGATTGAAGACGATGACTTTGCTGTCGTGAGCGGCGACAGTCACAGCCAAAGTGGCGGCGTCAGCCGACACAAGGCGCGTAGACACATCCGCCGCAGCGTTGATCTCAGCCGCCGTAGCAGCGAGTGCAGTCCCACCAATGGACGGAGTAACGAGGTTCAGGTTGTAAGCCGTCCCGCCGTTCAACGTCACATTGTCTTGGGTAATACCACGATAAACACCCATGATGTTCTCCTTTCGTTAGACAGGGGGCCGAAGCCCCCCACCATAAATTAGACCGACGAGCAGTCTGCGACGATGGCCCACACCTGCATGACGCAGTTAGTGGGAGCAGCCGTGTTCAAGAGGAGATCAATGGTATCCGCAGTCTTGATGACGGTCGGGTTGGCGAGGTTGTCCGAATCCATCTGCACGACGTTGGAAGGAGCATCATCGCAGTACACGTTGGCAGCGGCAGGCGAGCCACCCGTGAAACCGAGGTCAAAAGTCGCAGTCGTGTTAACGGTTTCTGCGGTGACGACGTTCAGACCAGCAGTCAGCACCACCGAGTAGGCGGGCAGGGAGATGACCTGAAGGGTGTCGGTCGCGGCCAGTGCGGTAGCACCAGCAGCAGAACGCGCAGCAATGATCGCAGCGAAGTCCAGTTCGACCAGAAACTTCGAGACGGAGGTGACATCAGCGGGGAACGCAGCGGTACCCTTATTGAAGCCAAGAGAGTCGGTATAAGCAGCCATTTCAATTTCCTTTCAATGTGTGT